AACTCAGACGGTAAGAAAATACGTTTTCTTAACTCAGGATTTGGTACAGGGTTTGAATATGACAGATCTACTGGAAATGTTGATATTCCAGGCGGTGATGTATTAGCTGAAAGATTTATTGATACTGACGACCAAACATATATGATCCATCCAGGTGGTTCTGGTTCTAAAATTAAATCTATAGAAATAACCGAAACTGCCACTGTAGGTAATATAACTCTTACTGGAAATCAGCTTACATCAAATACTGGCATAGTTAGTTTAGCTACAAATAAAATCGCAAATTTAGGTACTCCTACAGATGCAAATGATGCCGCAAACAAATCGTATGTTGATAGCGTTGTCCAAGGTGTTGTTGTAAGGCCTTCGGTTCTTGCCGCAACTGTTGCTGATTTAGGTGGAACTTATAACAGTAACGATGAAACAATTACTTTAACAGCTAATACAACTCTTGATATTGATGGTGTTACTGATTGGGTACTTGGCGAAACATTACTTGTTAAAGATCAAACTAACGCTTTACAAAATGGTGCATATGAAGTAACAACCGTTGGTGACGTAAGTACTGATTGGGTATTCACAAGAACTGTTTATTCAAATGACTCTGCAGAAATACCAGGAAGTTTCCACTTTGTAACCGACGGCGATACATATCGTAATACAGGTTGGGTGGCAACAGTTACAGATGCTGAGTCTTTTGTAATTGGAGTTGGTGACATTGTTTGGACTCAGTTCTCAGGATCTGGTACATTTACAGCTGGTGTTGGTTTAACATTAACTGGAACTGAATTTTCAATAACTAATCCACAAATTACTATTGCTGGTGAAAGTGGAGCAAACCAAGATATATCATTAGGTGGAACTTTAGAGTTTGAAGGTACAGATGGAGTAAATACGACTATCTCTGCAGGTAAAGTTTCCATCGCTGTTGATGAGATTGATGGTGGTACGTTTTAACAAACCATAGAGTATTATTATTAAGGTATATACCTATTATAACAAAGGGACATAGATATGTCAACAATTAAATTACGCCGTAGTTCGGTTGCTGGCCGAATTCCGACCACCGCTCAGTTAGAGCTCGGTGAAATTGCTATCAACACTGCTGATGGTAAATTATATTTTAAGAAATACGACGCTGTTGCTAATACGGAATCAATCATTGACGTATCTGCAGATTTAGATGCAGCAGCAATCCTTTCACTTTTAACTGGAGTTGACGGCGCAGGTTCAAACCTTGATGCCGACCTCTTAGATGGACAGGAAGGATCATATTACTTAGATTGGTCAAACTTTACCAACACAGCTACAGGAGTAGTTGCGAATACGTATGGTTCTTCAACAGAAATTCCAGTTCTTACAATTGATGCCGATGGGAGAATCACGACAGCTAATACAACTGCGGTTGCTGGTGTTGATGATTTTACATATGATGCGGCAAATAACCAATTGGCCCTTACGACTGGTGACGGTACAGTATATAATTTATTCTTAAATGAATTTAAAGATTTAGTTGTTGAAGATCTTACTGCCAATTCAATTAACATTAATACACTTGGCTTTGACGCATTAGACGTCGCCGGTGATATTAGCGCAAATAATGGATTTTTCGCAGGAGACATTACAGTCGATGGTGTAGTTAAATCTGATTTAACAGTTACTCTTACTGGCGATGTTACAGGTACAACAACTTCAAACACAGGAACGATTTCTGTTGCAACTGACATTGCGGCATCAGGTGTTACTGCAAATACATATGGTTCTGCAACAGCCATTCCAGTTGTCACAGTTGCGGCAGATGGTCGTATCACAAACGCAACAACAACTCCAGTTGCTGGCGTTGATAGTTTTACTTATGCTGCAGCTAATAACACAATTACATTAGAAACTGGAGACGGTTCAGTATTCCATATTTCTACTGAAACAGAAGTCACTCTTACAGGTGATGTTACAGGAACGGCAACTGCAACCAACGGCAATATTTCAATAGCTTCAGACATAGCCAACTCAGGGGTCGTTGCAGGCTCGTATGGATCATCTTCACAAATACCAGTTGTTACTGTTGGCCTTGATGGGCGCATCACCTCTATGTCTAATACGGCCGTTGCGGGTGTTGATGATGTATCTTGGGTATCCGCAAACAGCACTTTAGTTATTGAAACTGGTGACGGATCAACATACTTTACGACTATTGATACATTTGACGAAATCACGGTAACTGGAAATGTTGTAGTTTCAGGTACAGTTGATGGCAGAGATGTTTCGGTGGATGGTGCAAAACTTGATGGCGTTGAAAGCGGTGCTACCGCAGATCAAACCGCAGCGGAAATTCTTGCTGCATTGATAACTGTTGATGGTGATGGATCAGGCCTTGACGCAGATACAGTAGATGGATATTCTGCAGCTGAAATTTTAGACGCAGCGGCCAATAATGCGCAATCATTAGTTGGTGCCGGCGATGTTACTATCACGGCAAACAATGGCCTAATTGGTGTTGCATCGTTTAATGTCAATACAGCAAACACTGAAAACTTTTCAATATCACACGCTGATACGTCAAGTGTTTCTGATGTTGATAATTCAGCAGGTAATGTATTACAAGATATAAGTTTTGATACTTATGGGCACGTACAGACAGTTTCATCAGTAGATCTTGATGGTCGTTATTATACTGAAACTGAATTAAATAACGGTCAACTTGATAGCAGATATTATACTGAAACTGAATTAAACAACGGCCAACTTGATAGCAGATATTATACTGAAACAGAAACAGACGGATTTTTAGTACTTAAAGCTGATAAGACTATTGCGATTACCGCTGGAACAGCATTAACTGGCGGCGGGACGCTCGGCGCAAATATAACTATTAATCATGGAGATACTTCATCACAGGCAAACCTCGCGTTTGCAAATACAAGTTTAAATCCTGAATTTATTGATGCAATAAATTTTGATGACCACGGCCATGTCTTATCAGTTGTAAAAGGTATTAGGCAATATTTAGATACTGCAACTGCAGACGCAAGATACGTTAATGTAACAGGCGACACAATGTCTGGAGCGTTGACAGTTAACGCAAATATCAATCAAACGAACTCTACACATTTTGATGCATCTTTTACAACTACTTCTACCGCTCAGACAACAGTATATTCATTTCCATACGAATCTTACGGTGGAGCAGAAATTACAATTACTGCAACAAGCGGAAGTAATCGACACTTGACAAAACTTTTAGTTACGCACGATGGTTCTACTGCAATCGCAACAGAATACGGTGTTGTTTATACAAATGCAGAATTAGCAACATATGATGTATTGATTGATGTTGGTGTACTACTTATTCAAGCAACACCTGCTTCTGCAAGTTCTACAAAATTCCAATCCTTTGGGCAGCTCGCCAAAGTATAAATAATAGAAAATAAGCCAATTTGGGGAGAGTGAACCGTGGCGAACGATAAAAAGTTTATAGTCAAGAATGGTCTCTTGACACAAGAAAATGTTGTTATTGGATCTACTACCGATACCGGAGAAAAACTTCAGGTAACAGGTACTACGAAAGCCACCGGGCAAGTTGAAATTACCCAAGGTACTGCAGCTTCCACTTTAACTGTAAAAAATACCAATAATACTCTTTACGATCAATTCATAGAATTTGAAGGCAGAAACTCATCCCTTGTCGTACGTGACAGCGGAGACGGTGATTACGGACTTTATAATACAAGCGGCGCATCTGAAATTGTATTTAATAATATTAATGCGCGTGGATTAGAATTCCTTGCTGGCAACAATATAAAATTTGCACTTACGTCAACAACCGCAGATTTTAAAATTGCGCCAACAGTTAACGGCAGTACTATATGGTATGCGGCAAACGATGGCGCAGGATCAGGACTTGACGCAGACCTTTTAGATGGAGTTGAAGGCGCAAGTTTTGTAAGATCCGACGAAGATGATACAATGTCAGGCAGTTATGTTATTACTGGTAACTTGACAGTTCAAGGCACAACAACCACAGTCAATTCTGAAACTGTTTTAATTGCTGATAACCTTCTCACTCTCAACAGCAATTTCACATCAGGTACACCAACGGAAAATGCTGGTTGGGAAGTTCTTCGCGGTGATTTAAATCCATCATCTTTGCAATGGGATGAAACAAACGATTGGTTTAAACTAATTTCAGCAGGTACAGACTTAGGTCGTATTATTACAACTGCAGATGAAGGTCCAGGTAACGGTTTTGATGCTGACACGGTTGACGGTTTAGAGGCTGCGCAATTCTTACGAGCAGATGCAGACGATACTGCAACCGGTAATATTACAATTGAACAAGTTCTTACAATTGGTAACAACTCAGGTCCTGCCCGAATTAACTTTGACGGCAATGGAACAAACCGATCCATTTACAGCACAGCTGGAAATATTGGGTTTACAAATAATTCCTTATCTTGGTCAGCATATTCTGACACAAACGATGACTGGATTGTAACCGCAAATACAGTTGCACAATCATTCGTCGATGCAAATGATGCATCGTATTATTTAATTCCAGCTGGCGACTCTGTTTTACACGACGTTGGTATTGACCAGAAAATATTCCACAACGGCGACGCTGATACGTTTATGAACTTTGGAACAAATACCATAAGTTTTGACACTGGCGGTGCTACTAGGTTTTCAATTTCAAACGCTGATGTAGAATCTACACTTCCAGTTTATGCGCCAATTTATTATGACAGAGATGCAATTACATATTATATGCATCCTGGTGATGACTCTGTTTTGCACTCAATCGGTTTAGACGATTGGATTTTTCATAATGGAGACACAACTGCAAGATTTGGTTTTCCAAACAATGGTGAATTTCATGTAGATATAGCAGGAGTAAATAGACTTAGCATTGATAACAATTCTGCAGACTTTAGTGTAGATGTATATGCTCCAAAATTTATCGACTCAAATAACAATACTTATTTCTTAGATCCTGGCGCAACATCAGGACCGTCTCTTGTCGTAAGTCAACAAATTCAAGGTGATGATGGCACGGCTAGTATCCCGGGATATGGTTTTGAAGCAGGCACAAGTACTGGTATGTACAGATCTGGAGCTGATGTTCTTGCATTTACTCAAGGCGGGGTAAATCGTTTCTTCGTTGGTTTTTCTAGCGGCGCAGCTAACTATTCGTTGGTTGATATGAGAGCTCCTAGATTTGTAGACTCTGATAATACAGCTTATTATGCGGATCCTGCATCTGACTCTCAAATGAATACTATTGACATCGATGATTACGTTCGCCATCGTGGTGATATTACAACTTATATTGGTTTCCCAACCAACGGACAAATATCAACGTTTACTAATGGCGCTGAAAGAATGCGCACAACCGATGCTCTTACGTATTTTGACCAAAATGTAAGTATTGGCACAACAAGTAATTCCTATACATTAGACGTATATCATGCTACTCTTGATACGATTGCACGCTTTAAGAGTGGTGATAACAGAGCGTCTATTGCAGTGTCGGATGATGATACAACCGCATATGTTTTAGCAGAAGCTTCACTTGCTCATTTTGGTATGACATCGTTTATTGATGAATCTAATTTGGTTATCAACGCAACTGGTAATGTTGGGATTGGTACTGTCACCCCAACCGAAGCAAATCTTAATCTTAGTACAAGATCGGCCGCAACAAACAATCCGTTTGCTGCAGCTAATAAACTGCTATCGTTGCAAGATAACGATACTGAAAAATCATATTGGGCTTTGGATAATTCAAGTAATGTTTGGATTATTGGAAACGGCGAATACTTATTCTCGACCACAGGCGCAAGCATCGGTGTTACGATAGATGCAACCAACGGCGAACTTGTTATTGGCGACCAAAACGGTACTTATGCTACAATGGATGGCGCTTACGAAGGAGTTTCAATTTCTGCTACTCCTTCTCCGTCTGCAAATAAACTTCATGTAAATGGCTCAGTTCAATTAAATTCACAGACCGACGTATTTGCAATTAGCGCAGCTGACGGCGGTAATGCTAATATTAACGCAGCCACATTCTTAGGTGTTAATGAATTAGGATTTTCTGCCGGTGGTGGCTTCTTTATGGACAACACTACTACAATAAAAACTCGTGGGAATAAAAATATACAAACCACAGGCGATATGTATGCAGGCCGTTTTTATGATGATGATAATAACACTTACTATGGCGACTTTGCATCTACATCTCAAATGGCGCAAATTGATATTGATACATATATTCGTCATCGCGGAGACACAAATACATATTTTGGATTTGCTGCTAATGATACATTCAGAGTATGGACTGGCGGTACACAAAGACTAAACATTGATAATAATTCTGCTGATTTTGCTGTTAACGTATATGCTCCAATATATTTTGACTCTAATAACAATACTTATTATGGCGATTTTGGTAATACTGATGTTTCAATCAAAATGGCAGGAGAAATACTTGGCGGAGACGGCGCACTTGCTACTCCAACATATGCGTTTAATAGTCAAGCAAATAGCGGCATGTACAAGTATGCTGCAAACGTATTAGGTTTTTCTGCAAACGGTAACGATGAGTTTAGAGTATACAGTAGCTATTCATTATCTCCAGGTTCTTCAAGAGCACCAATTTTTTATGATAGTAATAACACAGCATATTATACTAATCCTGCTAGCACCTCTTACTTGTATAATGCATATATTAAAGGCAATCATGATGACACCAGATTACAGCTTTGGTATCCAAGCGGCACAGCTGCAAACGAAGCGTTCTTAACTTTATGGGCATCAGAGCCAGGACTCACTTATCATGGTGCAGGTATAGGTGCAAACATTGACTTTAATGGCCAGTATTATGGGCGTGAAACCGCAGGTCAACCGTATGGTGTTTACTTAAGCTTTAGGCCAGATACCGGTCAGGCATCTATTCAAACTACAGTAGGCACGCCTGAAACTGCCGGCGCAGCGCAGATAAAACATTTTTATGTTAACCCAGATGGTAACGTATTTGCAAGAACATCATCCCGCGCTCCAATCTTTTATGACTCGAACAACACTGCGTTTTATACAGACCAAGCAAGTACTTCACTTCATAACGTTCAAAGAGTTCAGCAACTTCAAGTCGACAGTGCAACATATACAATTGATGGTGTAACTGGCAATTATGGTTCTATTAAAGTTTCAGGTGATACAGGTAGTTATGCAGGATACGCAATTAACGATGATTGGGTATTCATGGCAACCGGTAGCGCTAGTGCTGGTATCTTTAATGATACTCGTAACGAATGGGTTTTGCAGGCAACTGATAATAGCTGGACAAGATTGTACGCAAACGGCGTTCATCAAATTGGCGCTGAAAACGGTTATGGTTATGCTCCAACTCAAATGCGAGCTCCAATCTTTTATGACTCGAACAACACTTCATTCTTTGCCAACTTTGCGGCGGGAAACACTAGTACCGCGATTAGTATTAATGGTCAAATAAGCAGAACAGGTTTTGCATCTGGAGATGTTACAACTAACAAATATCTTATAGCTGAAGATCGTAACCATTGGGTTTGGACTCCTACAAATAATTGGGGTATTTTCTGGGCTACAACAACATCGTCACTCGCTCATTTTGGATCTGCTAATCCAAACGAACTTACATTCGTAGGTAATGGCGATATTAAAGCATCTATTGATTTGGATAACGGTAACTTCTACGCCAAAGGCGAAGGTACATTCTCAAATATCAGAATTAGTGGCGGTAACGAAGATCTTCCACTTCTCAAATCATATGGCTCAGGTCTTGCTGATACAGTTCTATTCGATGGAACAATGTATTGGGAAAAGCGAGTTATTCAAGCTATGCAAGGTTCTGAAGACAGTGCAACAACTTCTACAGCTGACTTCGTTAAATCAGGCACAGCTCCAGTTGCATCAAGCTATATAATCAGAACAAGCGGCTATCGTACATTTTCATCTGACTATATTGAGGTTGAGCCAGGTGAAGAACTTTATGGCGAAATTGCTGCAAGATACGTATCAGGTAGTGGATCTACTTTATATTACGGTATTGAGCGTTTTGATAAAGATAAAAACCCAATTGCAGCTAACAGTGGTACAACATATTTCGTTGCAAGTAATGTTAACGTTAGTTCAACAAGTTGGACAACATATTCAGGTCATACAACAATTCCAACAAGTCACACAGCTTACAGCGGCTCTGATGGATCAGGTGTTAAATACGTTCGTATTCGCCTATTAATGAACTATCAAACAACCGGTGCTCTTCGTGAATTTGGTCCTCCAATTCTAAAAAGAACACAGGTTCATAGTAGACTTCGTAGCTCAAATATTTATGCTCCGATTATGTATGATAGTGATGATAACAATTACTATGTAGATCCAGCATCTACATCTAAGTTAAATACAGTTGATGCAAGCAACTTCCGTGACCGTGATAATACTGCATACTTTATGAATCCTGCTTCAGGCGGTAAAGTAGCAGGTTCTTGGGATTGGACCAATGGTTCAATTGAAAATCTAAACAACCTTTCATTCAACGATCCAGGACCTCAAGAAGGTGTACGTTGGAAAAGCGGTAATGAATGGAAGATTTACGAATCACCAAACGATCTAACTACAAATTCAGGTGGTAACTTGCAGTTTACGTCTGGTACCGGCGCTGGCACAATGCGTATGCGCGTTGAAACTGACGGAGACGTACACGCTGGAAACAGAATGTTTGCCACAGCATTTATTGACTCAAACAACACTGGCTTTTCTGCAAATCCTGCAAGTACTTCTGTATTCAGTAAACTTCACATCGGTTCAACATCAAACTTAGGCGATGGCACTGATCCAGATATTTCAACTAGTATAATTCAAGCTACATCTAAAATTGTAACACCAAGAGTTGTATTCTTAAACGATGGCACTGGTGATGACAATTATATTCAGCACAGTGATACTAACAGCGCACACACTGTAGCAGGACAGCAAATGGGCGCATGGTTTGAATTTATTGGTGATAAGATTGCATCTACCGCCACTAACTCAGCCGGTATTGTTGCTTCTGGCCTTAAATCAAGATACGGATCATTTCAAAACCGGCTTGATGCTGCAATCATGTACGATTACAATAGCACAAGTTATTATGTAGACCCTGCGATAACCTCACGTCTTAATACACTGCGTACCAACAGATTATATCCTTCTTACGATAATAATTCTAGTGTTTACTTTGATTATCCATCTTCATATGGCACCTACGGTTCTGTTGCAGTGTTTGGTTCTGGTAAAGGCGGGTATGAAGGATATTCTATTGACAATCGCTATGTCTTTATGTCGTCTAGCATTTCAAACATGGGCCTCTATAACGATTACGATAATGAATGGATGTTATATGGTACAAGAAACGCGGGTGTTGACTTATATTATAACGGGTCGGTTCAGCTTGAAACTGAAAACGGATACGGATACGCAAGAAATCAAATGCGCTCTCCAATCTTTTATGACTCAAACAGTACTTCTTACTATGGCAACTTTGCAAGTACATCTAGATTTAATATTGTTAACCTCAACACGTTACAATTTAATGGTTTAACATTCACAAACCCAGAAGTTGGTATTTGGTATGAATACGCGTCAAGCTATGGTAGTAGCTATAATCAACTCTATACTCGCTTAGGGCGTCAGCAAAATTCTGATAGAACTACAATCATTGAATATTATTTCACTCAAAACTGGAATGGTTTTGGGCAAGTTGGTGGTAAAATTTATGTTAGACGAGGTTCTGGATCTAACAAAATGGGTATCACCCACGTTCCTAATGAAGTTAATATGTATCATACTACAGCCGGAAGTAATTTAGCAAATGCTCCTGAAGTATATGTTGATAATTCTAATTACGTTTGGATTGGTATGCCATCCGGCGCAGATGCTGATGCAAAAATATATTTTAGATATGTACAAAAGGCTGGTTTTGAAGAAGGATTTTATTTCGGTAACCATTATCAAAATTCTGCAATTACACAAGCGGGCGGCGCCACCTTAGCACACGCAGGACCAATTGGCCCAGGCATTCACTGGAATGTGGGTGTTAATAATGCGTCAGCTGATTTTGCAGGTGGGCCATATAGTTATGGAGGGTTTGGTTATCTTCACGCAAATGGAGTTTATGTTAGTGGAAAAGTGCAAGCTCAAAACAATACTTCAAGATACTTAGAGTTAACTGGTAACTCTCATTTAACTAGTCTTGATCTGTTTGGCAATCTCCGCATAGACAACGGCAATGAAATACAACTTGACACATCAAGTGGTAATACTCGTGGATACATTGAGGCAACTGAAACCAACGATGCGCATTTAATTATTGCTACATCAGGCGGCGAAGACATTTCGTTTAGAGATGGTGGAATAGGTGGTCAATGGAATATGATCATTCGCGGAGATGGTGACGTTCTTACAAACAGAAACCATTATGCTCAGGCATTTTATGATCGTAACGACTCGGCTCGCTACGTAAATCCAGCTGGTACTTCTGAAATGGGTACTATACGAGCTGATCGTTTTGATATGCGTGATATGGGCGATTTTATTACTTTTTATGGTGATGATAATACAAACCATTCTATATCATCTCGTAATAATGCCGGCGACGCATCTGACGATATTCGTATTAACACATACGGAAGCTTGTGGATTAACTTAGATTCAAACAACAATAATACTTCAGGCGCTGATTTTAGAATTGGCCGTCATGGTGGCGCAACTGGTTCCATTGCTCAAACCGGTTTATTTGATGTTTACGGCGACTCGTTGTATGCTTACAGTGCTTATAGTTTCCGTTCACCAATCTTCTATGACTCCAACGACACAACTTATTATACAAATCCGGCTAGCACATCAGTAATGAACACGCTTGATGTTCGTAGCGAAGTGTATAACGATGGTTGGTTCCGTAACGATACAGGTGGCCGCGGTCTTTACAGCACAGCACACGCAATGCATTGGTATGCAACCGATGATAACTATTGGGATCTTTCTCATAACGACGATAGCGCAGCAATTGGTATTCGATTAAGAGGTACTTATGACGGTACAATTCGCGGTTATCTTTATGCCGAGTCTGATAACGATTTTGGTCTATTAAATAACAGTGGTTCATGGAGACTTCGGGTTGTTGCCGGTGATTGGATTGACGCTGCTGGGGGAAGTGTTCGTGCTAAAATATTCTACGATCGTGATAACACTGGTTATTATTTTGATGGTGCTTCAACTTCACGCTCGAACTACCACAGAATTAACAACCTATATGACTCACAAGAACGTAGATACACCGCCCCTAATGGTGGTACATATACTACAACAACGAGCTCTGTAACTGGCGCAATTCGTATTAGAATGCCAACCAATCGGTTTAAATCTAATACAATGTTGAAGTTCAAAGTTTCTGTTTATGAATACTCAACAGGTAGAACTCACGAATTTTTGATCTCTGGCTACAATAACAACAACGCTAGCCAAACATGGTACAACGAAGCTGCAACTCAGTTAACGGACGACAACCGTGGCGCATATACAATTCGTTGGGGTGGTAACGGAACTGATAACATTGTTTGGATTGGTGAAACCAACAGTACTTGGTCTTATCCGCAGGTTCACGTTCAGTGGGTTGACGTTGGTTATTCTGGTTACTCGACAAACTGGGGTCAAGATTGGATTGTTGATTTTGTAACATCGTTTGACACAGTAACAAGAACAAGAACCGCATCTTTAGTTTATACTTTAAATAACAAAGATAACTGGTCATACGATCTTCGTGGTACATTGTTTTATGATAACAATAACACTGGTTATTATTGTGATCCTGCTTCAACGTCAAACTTTAACTCGGTATTAATAAATCGCCTTCGCCTTGATGATGGTGGTGTTAATGGGCATCTTTATACTGGGGATACGTATTTAGATATTGCATACGGCGCATCTGGCGGTGGAGGTATTCGTTTATATGATAACCAAGATGTACTTCAAGGTTACTGGTACGGTAACGGTGCCGGTGAGCATGGCTTCTTAGATAATGATGGAAGCTGGGCAGTTCGAGTTCGAACCGGAACCAACTCTATGCTGTTCTATACTGACGGCAATCAAGAATTTGAAATTCACACGACGTATACATATTCGCCCGGCTCGTCGAGAGCACCTATTTTCTATGATAGTAATGACACAACCAAATATACTGATCCTGCTGGCACCTCACAGATGTATAGGATTAGCCAATTAGATCGTTTAACATTTGTTTCTGGTCCATACATTGATGACGGCGGCGAGGATAATAGGCTAAACTTTTATACTACTGATACCGACAACGGGCAGTTTTATTTTACTGAAGCAAACGGTCAAGGTGGTAGAATTAGAGCTGACGATGATGGTTCTATTTTTGCGTTGTATCATGACAATGGCGAAGCAATTCTTCTTGCTGACCAAGACTATATTACATATATTTACTACAATGGTACATGGGAAGGCCGTACAAGATCTGGTTATTTTGAAGCTCGTGGTTCATTCCGTGCTCCATTATTCTATGACCAGAACAACACATTCTACTACACTAACCCCGCATCAACCTCGCGCATGAATGGTATCAACGCCTACGGCGAAATTCGCTCAGATGAAAACATTGTTGCTTACTACGATTATTCTGATATTCGTTGGAAGGAAAATGTTAAAATTATTGATAATGCCGTAGATAAAGTTAAGCAACTTGATGGTATTACATATAACTATATTGACCGCGAAGGCGAATACACTGGTGTAATTGCGCAGCAAGTTGAAAAGGTTCTTCCTGGAGTCGTATATGACACCGAAGATATGAAAACTGGCAAAGAACGTAAAGGTGTTCGTTACGGTAATATGGTTGGCTTATTGATTGAAGCTACAAAAGAACAACAAAAAACTATAGAAAATCAGCAAGAAGAGATTGACAAATTAAAAGAATTGGTATATAGTCTAATGGACAAGTTAGATAAATAAACTTATAATTAACAACGGAGAAAATAAAAATGGCTTTTACATACGAATGGTCGGTGACCAACCTGAAGGTTAAGGATCAAGTTAACTCAGAAGGTGCTACACTTCAAAACGCAGTTGTCCAAACTCATTGGCAAGTAACTGGAACTGATGAAAATGGTAATTCCGCTCAGTTTTCAGGCGCAACACCATTTACCGCAGAAAACGTACCAGCTGGTACATTTACAGCATTTGCAGATTTAACAGAAGCAAATGTTTTAGCTTGGATCCAAAATGTGGTAAATAGCGACGCAGGATATAAAGCGCATATTGACGAACGAATTCAATTTGAAATTGATAAAGATCTTGTAACTGAGATTGAAGAAGATTCGCTTCCGTGGGCTGCTGGTGGCGACGCCGAAGCTCCAGAATAAGAAGAGGTACTTAATCCATGGAATATACTTGGAAAATAATAAAGTATAGGACTAGGGACGAGGTAAATGCTGACGGCATTACTCTTTCAGATTCTGTGGTGTCAGTAGATTGGAAAAAAACCGGTACTGCGCTTAACGGGGTATCTTCACGTTATATAGGAACAACCGACATATCGGCTGCTAGCACCGCAGTGGCCGATTTTGTTTCTTTAACAGATATTACTGAAGATCATTTAATTGGATGGGTTCAAGAATCTTTATCAGCTGAAGATGAACGTGTCATAAATGAAACTATAGCTAAAAAAATTGCAAAGAAGAACGACGTAAAACGCGCCGCGAATTTTAGCTAAGTAAATTAAAATTTATATTATGGAGGTACTATGCACGAACTGCATACAGGTGGCCTAGTTAAATATGCATTACGCAGAGGTGGATCTATTCACCCGGTCATCGTCCCAGAGTCAGTTTTAGGTAACCAAACCGGGACGATGAATCCATCTATCTTTGTTCATAAAGATAAAATTCTTATGAACTTACGACATATCAATTATATTTTATATCATAGCGAAGGTAAAAAGTTTCCTCACACGTGGGGTCCTTTGGTATACGTACATCCACAAAACGATGTGTCATTAACTACATATAATGTTATGTGTGAATTTGATTTAAATTTGAATTTAGTGGCCGCCGGCAGAGTTAATACTTCTGATTTTGATACTAAACCAACATGGAACTTTATCGGTTTAGAGGATGCTCGTTTATTTAGTTGGGATGACAAGCTTTATCTTTGCGGGGTACGTAGAGATTGTTACGATTCTAACGGCAAAGGCCGGATGGAAATGGCTGAAATAGAATTTCATAATAATGAATGGAAAGAAGTATCTCGTAATCCAATTCCAGCACCAGGAGACGATAGTAGCTATTGTGAAAAGAATTGGATGCCAATTAACGATATGCCTTATCATTTTGTTAAATGGTCAAATCCAACTCAGGTAGTGCATTACGATATTGAGAAAAAAGTTACTACTGATGTGACTCTCAAAACAATGGAAGAAAGATTTCCATTACAAAAAGATCTTCGCGGTGGATCTCAAGTTATTCGTATAAATGAAAACCGCCAAATGTGTTTAGTTCATGAGACAAATCTATTAAAAGATCCATTTAATAGAAAAGACGGAAATTATGCGCATCGGGTTATTATATATGATAATGATTGGAACATAACTAATGTTTCACCCGAGTTTCATTTCCTAGGTACTTATTATGATCACGTAAAAGGTCAAGATTACAATATTGAATTTTGTACTGGCGTTGCGCTTGTGGGAGAAGATTTATTAATATCTTTTGGTTTATCAGATAACGTATCTTATATACTGAAAATTCCAACAAGTGTGTTTTTTGATTTTGTATCTAGAGGATGATAAATGAGTAATATTCAACAACTCTTAAATGACTTTGTTATGGATTATGAAAATCCATTTAAAATGTATGAACTTGCAAAAGAATACGATAAACTTGGCCAAGACGCAGCTGCGTTTACTTATTATTTAAGAGCTGCTGAGTTTTGTGATGGTAAAACGTATGATGAAAAACTACTTCAATATAGATCCTTGATTTTAGGAGCAAAATGTTTTGCGGATCAAAAAAATAGAGAAGTAACAGTTTACAGTTTATTAAAAATGGCAATCACGGTTCTACCAAACAGACCTGAAGCTTATTATTTTATGTGTAATTATTGTGAGGAAAACGGTGAATGGCGCGAATCTTTAGTTTATTCATCAATCGGATTATTATTTGTTAATACTGAGTTAAGTATAGGTGATAACGATATTGATTATCCAGGTAAGCAAGGATTGTTATATCATAACGCATCGGGGTCCTGGAAAGATAATGGTACCGACGAGTCTAAACGTTTATTGTTTAATGTAGCTTATGATAAAAATATTGACCAAGAATGGAAAGATAAATCAATTGGGTGGTTAAATAATATAGGATATCCAAGTTATATTCCATACGAAGGGGAAGCTGAAAAATACAAGTTTCCATTCCCAGGTATTGAAAAGGTTGAAAAGAATTATGCAAGGCATTATCAAGATATGTTTGTGTTATCTGCATTGGACGGAAAAGAAAATGGCATTTGGGTAGAAATTGGATCTGGGTTACCATATAAAGCAAATAATACCGCATTACTTGAAGACACGTTTAATTGGAAAGGATTGTCTATTGACAATTCAGAAAGAGCATGTTATAATTATTCCAAAGAAAGAACAAGTACTGTAGTCATGGCAGATGGTAAAGATATTCATTATCCTTCAATGTTCAAGCAAAGCTGTCTAACTGATTGGATTGACTTTTTAAGAATTAACGCAGAACAAGTATCACTTGACGTATTAAAGAAAATACCTTTCGGCCAATACGAATATGGTGTAATTCAATTTCAGCATAATGCATGTTGGTGGGGTCCTGAGTTTAGAGAAGAATCAAGAGCATATCTTAAAGGTATAGGATACGTATTAGCTGTAAACGATGTGTCTATGGATCCTCTTTCAAATTATGAAGATTGGTGGCTACACCCGCAAGTGGCACAACAAAAGCCAAATATGATTGTGAACGGCCACACTGATAAGAAAAACTTTATATATGATTATGTAATGAAGGAGTAAGCTATGAGAATTGTTGTTGTTACTGGAGGATTTGATCCGGTTCACTCAGGCCATATTGAATATTTTAAAGCTGCAGCTAAGTTAGGAGATAGTCTTTTAGTTGGCGTTAACAGCGATGAATGGTTATCACGTAAAAAAGGTAGACCGTTTATGCCTATAGAAGAACGCACTGCCATCTTAGACGCCTTAGCAGTTGTTGACAGCGTGTTTGAATTTGATGATGGGGATGATACTGCAGTTGGAGCTATAAGACAAATACGAGAAGAATTTCCTGATGCTGAAATTATATTTGCAAACGGCGGTGATCGTAAAAAAGGTACAACCCCTGAAGTTGAATACGCAAAAGAATTAATTGAAGAAGGCAAAATCATTTTTGCGTTTGGCGTTGGTGGAAACGATAAAAAGAATAGCTCATCTTGGCTACTTGAAAATTGGGACAAACCTGAAGTCCAAAGACTGTGGGGTAAATATAGAAATCTTGATAATAACGGACATTGGAAAGTTAAAGAACTATCTATTGATGTTAAAAAATCACTATCAGACCAAAAACATTTTGTTCGCTCAGAGCACTGGCATATTGTTGATGGCAAACTTGAAATGAACCTTGAGTTTCCAAATGGATATAAAACATCTAAGGTTTACTCAACAGGTGATAGTATTGACATTCCACCTCAAACTTGGCACAGGGCAACAAACGTTGGTAAACGCCCAGTAAAGGTAATTGAAGTATGGATGGGTGACGTTTTATCAGAGGATGACATAGAAAGGCGAGATTAAATTTTGCCCTACCTCTACATATTATAAATAGACTATAAAGCAAAAGTATCTTAGAGGTTTACTATGGCTCAGCCTACAAGCAAAGAAGAATTTAAAGATTACGTCCTTAGAAAATTAGGCGCACCGGTTATTGAAATAAACGTATCCGAAGAGCAAATAGACGACCGTGTAGATGAAGCTGTTTCCTTTTGGAGAGATTATCATTATAACGGAAGTCAACTTGTTTATTTAAAACACGCTATTACGCAGGATGATATTGATAACGGTTACATTACGCTTCCCACACGACTTTTAGGTATATCAAAAGTATTTGATTTACAGACTTCTATCAGCGCAGGTGTTGGAATGTTCAATGTTCAATACCAATATACTTTAAACAACATAAGAGATATTACTGGATATAATATTCAAAACTATTATATGACTATGTCTTATATTGAATTCTTACAAGAAATGCTTGTAGGAAAACCTTTAATAAGATTTAACAAACATGTGAATAAGCTATACGTTGATGTTGACCAAAAGATTTGGACTGTCGGCGATTTTATTATTATTGAAGCTTATGATATCATTGACCCAGGTGAATATGCTGAAGTTTGGCAAGATCGGTGGTTGCAAAATTATACTGCAGCATTAGTAAAAGAAAATTGGGGTGCAAACCTTACAAAATTTGTCGGTATGCAATTAGTCGGTGGTGTAACTTTTAACGGCGAACAGATTTTACAAGAAGCAAGAGAAGAACGTCAGCGAATGGAAGAAGAAGCTGTTAACTCGCTTCAACCACTCACATATAATTTTATTGGATAAGTCATGGCTACGAATCCCTATTTCCGAAACTACGGTAACTTTAACGAACAAAACTTAATAGACGATTTAGTCATTGAGTCAATTAAAATGTATGGTGTTGACATTGCATACATACCAAGAAACTTTGACTCTATTGACAATATCTTAAATGAAGATGATACCTCAACCTTCGGTGGTGATTTAACAACACAAGGTGGTAACAACTATAGCATTGTTTACGATATGGAAATGTATGTTAAGAGTGTTGATGGTTTTGAAGGAGAAGGGGATTTCTTAAGTAGATTTGGTTTACAAATACGAGATCAAGTAACGTTTAGCGTTGCATATAGAACTTTTGAACGTTTTGCTACTCGCTTAGATCCTGACCAAACAAGACCAAATGAAGGTGATGTAATTTACTTTCCACTTAATGATAAAATGTTTAAAGTTATGTTTGTTGAACATGAGTCAGTATTCTATCAACACGGAGCGTTACAAGTATATGATTTGCGCTGCGAATTGTTTGAATATTCTGGCGAACGTTTCCAAACAGGTCGTTACGAAATTGACCACCACTTTGATGATGTTGATATTACACAGGCAACTACTTTAACTCAATTGGCAAATACAGACCCAGTTGCAAAAAACGTTTACTTTGAAGCTGAAGCTGATAGTGTTCTTGACTTCTCAGAAATAGATCCATTCAGTGAAAACATTAGTATACCGGATTAATATAAATGGCAATAGCAAACTACTTTTACAATCAAACAACAAGAAAATATGTTGCCATCTTTGGTACACTATTTAATCAGTTGTCTATTCAGCGCGTGAATGCGCAAGGAACAACTTTTCAAACTGCAATTGTTCCATTATCATATGCTCCTTTTCAAAAAATACTTGCAAGAGTTGAGCAAGATGCAAATCTTAATCGCCAGTCGGCTATTACATTACCGCGGATGTCTTTTGAAATTACATCTATGCAATATGACGGCGAACGTAGGATTTCAGTAAGACACAAGATACCAAAAACATTAAGAGAAAGTGACTCCTCTTTAAATTACGTTTATGCAGGAGCTCCATATAACTTAGAATTTTCATTGTATATCATGGCAAAATATCAAGAAGATGCAACTAAAATAGTTGAACAAATTATACCATTCTTTCAACCTGACTTTACAGTAAGTGCAAAACTAATTGAAAATCTTCCACCTTTAGACGTACCTATTATTTTAAACAGTGTAGTGAACGAAGAATTATATGAAGGCGATTTTACTGAAAGACGAACAGTAATGTACACTCTTAACTTTACGTTAAAAGGAATGTTTTACGGACCAGAACGGACCAAAAAAGTTATTAAGTTTATTGATACTCAATATGCAACAGATACGGCAGATGATTCTCCTTTTGAAGAAAGTACTGAAACGTTTGTTGTTGACCTTGCAAATAGCGCAGTAGGTTGGGCAGACGTTGATGTAACTGATAACTGGGCTGCAAACACTGTATTCCAAGGTAGTGGCTTATATGGGAATAGCGCTCCAGTCGAACTTGACATCTTCATATCTAATACGGATCTTGATAGTGGCAACACCAGCATTGATTTGGAATCAGGTGGCATTGCAATTGATGACTTAGATTAATCAATACAGATAATAGGAAAAACTCAAATGGCACAAACATTACGATTTAGAAGAGGCACAACCGCAGAGCTTTCATCTGAAGCCGGTATTGAAGGAGAAATTTTCATTGATACCACAAAGAAGACTGTGGTTGCGATGGACGGAGTAAATAATGGTGGATATCCGTTAGCAAGATTTGATGATATCCCAACAAACATAAGTTCATTTACAAACGATGCTGGATTTATCACCGCGGTTGGAACTTTTTCTGGTAATTATAATGATTTGACTAACTTGCCTTCTTTGTTCGATGGCGATTATAACTCTTTGTCAAATATTCCTGCACCAACTCCTGGACCACAAGGTACTGATGGAGTTCAAGGTACAACAGGTGAAACTATTCAAGGTCCGCAAGGAACTAATGGTTTACAAGGTACATTCGGCACACAAGGTGTTCAAGGATTTGGTGGTGCCAATGGCGGTATTGGACCAACAGGTCTTCAAGGTTTAACTGGAGCTACAGGAGCAACTGGAGCGCAAGGTACATCAGGGTCTACAGGTTCAACCGGTATTCAAGGTTTAACTGGAGCTACAGGTATTCAAGGTTTAACAGGATCTGGCGTTCAAGGTTTAACTGGAGATACAGGTGTTCAAGGTATTACAGGGTCTACAGGTATTCAAGGACCTTCTGATGGCGCTGACGGCGCAGTTGGTGCGCAAGGTATTCAAGGTACAACTGGGACAGCAGGGCCCGCCGGTATTCAAGGACCTTCTGATGGCGCTGATGGTGTACAAGGTACTACGGGGTCGGCTGGTCCAACCGGATTGCAAGGTGTAACTGGTGTTCAAGGCTTAACAGGAACTGGCGTTCAAGGTACTACGGGGTCTGCTGGTCCAACCGGATTGCAAGGTGCAACTGGCCTTCAAGGAACCGAGGGTGAAACTTCTGTTAGTGAAAGCGATAACCTTAATTGGACTGGCGATCATCAATGGACTGCAGGAAACGGTAATTGGATTAAAGTTGATAGCTCAAACGCATATATGACGTTTGATGATAATGCTTATTTACAATTTGGTGCAAATACTGGAGCTGTTGACGCAAAAATGTTTACAACAGGTAGCGGATTTGGTATATTAACTCAAAAAGGTAATTTCAATTTAAATAACTCTGGCAGCGGTTCAGACGCAGGCGATGTTATTATAAGAGCTCGCAATTCTGGCGACTCTGCTATGGTTGAATACGTCAAAGCAGATCATGCACTTGGCGGCGTAGATTTACATCATGACGGTGTACTTAAACTAAGAACCACATCCACTGGGATTGATGTTAATACAAATAAAATATATAATTTAACAGATCCTGCCGCAGCACAAGACGCAGCTACAAAAGCATATGTTGATGCAGAAATTGCAGGTCTTTCTGATAGCGCGCCAGCAACATTGGATACTCTAAATGAATTGGCTGCAGCATTAGGAGACGATGCAAACTTTGCAACAACTGTGACAGAAAGCATTGCAACTAAACTTCCACTTGCTGGCGGAACAATGTCAGGAGATATTGACGGCGCAGGAAACAAAGGACTTTTTGCTAACGTATATTCAGCACTCGGCGATTTGCCAAGTGCATCTACATATCATGGTATGTTTGCCCATGTTCACGGAACAGGTAAAGGCTATTTTGCACATAGCGGTAGCTGGGTTGAATTGGCCAATGCGGCAACTACATTAGCAGGTTATGGAATTACTGATGGATTAGCAGCAGGCGGGGCCTTAACTGGCAGTAGTTTGGCATTCCCAGATGGCGCCACCATTACAGAATTTAGTACTGACAATACACTCGGAGGCAATAGTAATGCAGCAGTTCCAACTGAGGCGGCAGTAAAAGGATATGTAGATACTAATGCCATGCCTGTATCTGGCGGAACCTTTACAGCCGAAATTACTGTTGACGGCGATGTTACTGTAAATGGTAATCTAGATGTAGCGGGTGGTGCAAGTGATGGTGGTAAGATTACTCTCAACTACGGTCAGACAGGTACGCCTTCTTCTTCAAGTACCAACTGGTCTTACTTAGAAGTAGAACGTGGTACTTTGCCGAACGTAAGTATTCGTTGGCATGAAGGGTTTGATCGTTGGGAATTCACTAACAATGGTAGTACTTTTACAGAACTTGGCGCCCAAACAATACCAACATTAGATGCTGTAATGGGAGTGGGTGATGAGACGAACAACCCTCTAACACTCTACAGAAATACTGATGGTAATATCAACGAAGGTACTCTGAAGTTTGAAACTAGGGATACTACGCCAACTCTTGGTCAGGCAATAGGTGACATCCAATGGTATGGCGATACTGATACAGATCCAATCACCAGTACTCTTGGTGAGATGGCCAGAATCAGCGCAAACAAACATTCGAATAATTACACTGGTGGTGTAGACGTTGGGCAAATTGTATTTGGTGTAACAAATAACACGACACTGACACCCGCCTTGAAAATAGGTGACACACCAGCTGGTGGAAATCCTACTTCAACAACATGGGCAACTCACTTCCAAAACTTACCTGTGTGGATGGAAAACTCACTTAGAGTTTATGAAACAGTCGTTGATACAAATGATATTACTTCTGATGCGAATATCTCAGGGTTAAAATTAACCGCAATAGATGGTGTGGGTAATTATAAAGACCGTGTTAACTTATCTCATCAAAATAATATTCTTAGATTACGAGTTACTGATCGTGTTAATGATGACGAATATACAGAACTGATTGCAAGACCATCTGCTACAGCGATGCTTTCGGTTAACTATAAAGCGTCAGGTGGTTCTACGTCTTCGTATGATGTCTGGACTGATTATGACGCCATACAAAAAGTAAGAACTGAACTAACAGACGAAAACACCCTACACAAATTTGGTAGTTATGCAAATACTGAATACATAACTACAAGTACTGACTTCGGTGGTTTTAATGGTGGATCTTCTGGTAATGCTGATCTTGTGCCAAGTAACGGCCAGAATGGTTCTCTCGCTTTCTTTAATTGGACAGATGCCTTAAATGGTACTGCAGGGGCAAACAGATATATCCCTGCAGGTCACGCTGAAGAAGTTGTACATGGGATGGGTATCCTTCGTGACGGTGGACAACACCCTTCAGGTGCACCAAGATGGGATCCATTTGGCGGCCCAGATTTTAGGGTAAGTGTAGATAATTCGGGCGGTAGTGCAACAGGTCTTGGTGGACTTGTTTATATGTTTGGTGGTACATCAATTTCAAGTACTGATACTCCTGTCACAACAATTATTACAAACCAAAACTATAACGCAACTGATGCTACGATCATTTCGCAGACGAGTTATAGAACAGGTCAAAACACAACTACTTTCGATCATGAAGAATATGCAAGAGTAACTGTAACGGCAGTAGATGTGACCAGTGGAACAGAGGACGCAAAGATAGTTCATGCCGTACAAAAGGCAGGAACTCTTACTGATACGCTTACCGTCGATCCAGATGGTGTTACTCTTACTGATCTTACTGTAAGTGGAAAAGCATCATTCAATGGGATAACAACTGAAAAAACAAATGCACTAACTGGTGCAACTGGTGTTGTTACACACAACTTAAATGATGGTGCGGTATTCGATCATACAAGTTTGGCTGCAGACTTTACTGCAAACTTCACAAATGTTCCAACTACGAACAGTAGAACTATCGGTGTTGCATTGATTCTAAGTCAAGGTGGTACTGCATACATGCCTACTGCAGTTCAGATTGATGGTGTTGCACAGACTATTCTGTGGCAAGGTGGATCTGCACCGTCTGGTACTGCAAGTGGTACTGATATTGTAAGCTTTACTTTGATTAGATCTACTGCAGGTGCTTGGAAAGTTATTGGTTCTGCAACGAGTTATTCATAATGCCTAGAATATCAAGTTTAACAGGACAACAATTATCAGGTATTGGTCTTAGAAGAGGCCTATATGATGCAGTAAGTCTTAGTTTACAAATCCCAAATAGATTTTTAGACCGCAACGACACTGTCGCATCTAGCGACTATTTTGGATATGCAGCTGACATAAGCGGTAACTATGCAATCATAGGATGTCGAGGAAGTTATGGTAATTTTTGTGTTATATGGGATATAGTAAACGGCACAGAAGAACATTATTTAACTAATCCTTCTACCATACCAGCCGCCCCTTCTGGCGCCACGGCGGATGATAACTTTGGAAGTGCGGTATCAATCCACGGAGCCTACGCAGCAGTGGGCGCTGCATATGAAGATCCAGCAAGTGGTACTGATTATGATACTGGAGCCGTATATCTTTACAGTGTAGCTTCAGGAAATGTTGTAAGAACTTTTACAAACCCAAACGCAGTGGGTACAGGTATAGGTGACAGGTTCGGGACTAGTGTATGCTTGTATGAAAATCCTTCTAACAGTACTCTGTACTTAGCAGTCGGCGCAATAGAAAAAGATGCCACTAACCATTATTTTAATTCAGGTGTTGTATATGTTTTTAATGCATCAACTGGTTCTTTACTTCATACCATCTACAATCCAAACTCATATGGTACCTCCCAAAGCGATTATTTTGGGTTTGGAGGACAGCCAAGTATTGATATGTGCGGAGACTATATGATAGCTGGTGCGAGATGGGAAGATAAGGATAATTCTGGAACAGAGGTCTCGTTCGCGGGCGCCGCATACATATTTAGTTTAAGTACAGGAAATCTAGTATACAGTCTAACAAATACTGATTCTTTGGATAGTGGTGCGGGCGATCAGCTTGGTACGTCCGTTGCCATAAATGAAGATTATGCTGCGGTGGGCTCGCCAGGCGAAGAGGATGGCGGGTCCTATTCCGGAAAGGTGACTATTTATAGACTAAGCGATGGCGCAAAAATAAATACTATTTTTAATCCCGACGCTTATGGTACACCCGCCGGTGATTATTTTGGCCATTCTTGTTCTTTATCAGGAAGATATTTAGTTGTTGGAGCATATCGAGAAGAAAGCGTACAGGCATATCCTGGAGATGGGCATGTATACGTTTTTGATGTAGAAACTGGAGATCAATTAGTTTTCAGCGGTGATTCAGCAACATCATCAGTCAATAACCCTAACCCCGGCGGGGCGGACTACTTCGGACAATGGGTTGCTATAGACGGTCGTAATATTATTGTAGGCGCAGAACGCTATGATGGTCAAAATACTGAAGGTACTAATATATTTCAAGCTGGCGCCGCCTATGTATTTAAACTAGTTAGGAGATAGTATGTTTACCCATGTAGATCATGGTATTGAGTTGCCGAAAATAACAAGGAAAACGACAGAGAAGGGACGGAAGATCTTTCCCTTCAACAAATGTAGACTTGTCGTCTTCAAATGGTAACGTATCGACAAACTAATATATATAATATAAAGTAGGATGAAACATGAGTGATGAACACATTTCTAAAGCGTTAGGTTTAACACCGCTTTCAGAATTAAACGATGAAATGAAAAGCGTACAAGAAGTGCAATCAACGGAAGTGCAAAACATAGAAAAGTTTGAAGTATTACCTACTGAAGGTAGTGACGAAAACCTTAACGATATGGAACTTGCACGTCAAAATGTTAAAAACATTATTGAACTCGGAGATGACGCAGTTAAAGAAATGGTTGAAATAGCTAAGCAATCAGAGTCTCCTCGGGCCTTTGAAGTTGTGTCGACTTTAATGAAAACATTACTTGACGCAAACAAAGATTATGTTGATATTTCTACCAAAAAGAAATTTGCACAGGATGATAAACCTGAAAAGGAAACAAATGTCACGAATAATAACTTGATAGTCTCAACTGCAGATTTACTTAAAATGATTAAAGGTGATGATAATGTTTGAGATGATGAAAGGTTATCTCGGCAATAATAATCTCAAAAGAGTTGGCGAGCAATTTGAATGGACTCCTGACATGTTAAAGGAGTATATGAAATGCGCTGAAGATCCGATATATTTTGCTAAAGAATATATTAAAATTGTGCATGTTGACCGTGGCCTAGTTCCTTTTCAAATGTATCCTTATCAAGAAAACATCACAAAAAAGATTACAGAAAATAGACGAGTGGCAGTATTAACTGCGCGCCAGTCTGGTAAAACAACTACTGCAATGGCAATCATTTTACATTATGTATTGTTTAATGAATTTAAAACTGTAGCCATCTTGGCAAATAAAGGAGATGCTGCAAGAGAAGTTATGGCTCGTGTTAAGTTAGCATTTGAGGCTTTACCTAAATGGTTGCAGCAAGGAGTTGAAGAATGGAACAAAGGAAATATTGCACTTGAAAACGGTTGTCAGGTTTTGGCTGGAACGACATCGTCATCAGCAATTCGTGGTAAGTCAGTTAATTTTCTATATCTCGATGAGGTTGCATTCATTGAAGGATACGACGATTTTTTCGCATCTGTTTATCCTACTATCTCGTCTGGCGAGTCAACAAAACTTTTAATGACTTCAACTCCTAATGGTCTAAACCATTTTTGGAAAACTTGCAAAGGCGCAAGAGAAAAAACTAATGGTTATGAATACGAAGAAGTTATGTGGCAAGATGTTCCAGGGCGAGACGAAAAATGGAAAGAAGAAACACTCGCTGCATTAGATTACGATGAACAGAAATTTAGACAAGAATATTGTTGCGAGTTTTTAGGATCCTCAGGAACGTTGATTGATGGATCCAAACTAAAACAATTAGCATATGATAGACCTATACACGAACAAGAAAACACATTTCAATATTTTAAACCTGAAAAAGACCACAGTTATGTTATGACTTGTGATGTATCTCGAGGAAAAGGTTTAGACTATTCAACTTTTAATATTATAGATATTAGCAAAATGCCGTATCAACAAGTATGCACATTTCGTGACAATTATATTAGCCCAATTGATTTCGCTTCATTTATATATAGAATAGGTAATCTATATAATGAAGCTGCTGTTCTTATAGAAATTAATGATATAGGCGAACAAGTTTCAGATGTTTTATTAATGGATTATGGATACGAAAATTTACTTTATTCCGAAAGCGCAGGCGCGAAAGGCAAACGAATTTCGTCTGGATTTGGAGGAAGAAAACTTGATAATGGAATACGAACTACCAAGACTGTAAAAGCTCAAGGTTGTTCTATGTTGAAAATGCTCATTGAGCAAGATCAACTTATACTAAGAGATTATAATACTTTGCAGGAATTATCACGTTTTTCCAAAAAGGGTCCATCTTATGAAGCTGAGCCCGGAGCACATGATGATTTAGTAATGAATTTGGTTTTATTTGCTTGGTTATCTGACCAAGATTATTTTAAAGAATTAACTGATATTAATACTCTTCAAGCACTGCGCGAAAAGACTGATGCGCAAATTGATGAAGAATTACTCCCCTTCGGATTTATAGATGACGGTGGGGAATTGTGGGAAGACGAAAACATCAGGTTCTAAACTATATTTCTGTAAATCAAATAATTTATAAATAGAAACAGTGATATGAACTAAACGCGTTTAAATACATAAAGGAGAAAAATATGGCTTTTTCTGTAAGTCCTTCCGTCATTGTTCGTGAAGTGGATGCATCACAAGCCGTGCCAGCCGTTGCGACATCGCCAGCTGCCATTGTTGGTGTATTTCAATGGGGACCAGTTGACGAACCTATTCTAGTTTCATCTGAAGATGAGCTAGTGGATCGTTTTGGCAAGCCTTCAGCGGATACATACGAAACATTTTTTACTGCGGCAGATTATCTTGCATATGCAAATGCATTGTGGGTAGTTCGCGCAGACAATAATTCAAACACAGCTATTGCAGCAAGTGGCGCCTTTTCGGCAAAGCACCCTGGTGCTTTAGGAGATAACATTGACGTACATTGGGTTACCTCAACAGGATATGAAAATGCAGTAATTGCAGTAGGTGATATCCCAGCGAATAAAATTTCCAATGCTGCAGTTCCACAAACAATTCCATTTAATTCCGCTGCTGTAACTTTTGAAGTTGCTCCTGCAGACAGGATTACTGCAATTGGCGCAGGAGATGTACTTGTAATAGGTAACGATAGCTCAGGCTATGTAAATGTTACAGTTGCAACTATTGTAGAAACAGAACTTAACGATGGCGCAGTGCCAACACCGAATGTAACAGGATACGAATACGCAATTACATTTGTAGGCAAATACACACTCGCCGAAGAAGATCTTACCATTCTTACGATTACAAAAAAGTGGGGGCAAAACAATTTCTTTGCTTCTGCACCAAGTGCTGGAAGTATTCACATTGCAGTTGTTGACCGCGGCGGAAATATTTCAGGAACAGCAGGACAAGTACTTGAACTGTTTGAAGATGTTTCAACCACAGCAGGCGCACAGCTTCAGGACGGTTCGCAAAACTATTGGGTAGACGTTATTACCAATCAATCAAGCTGGGTTAAAGTTGCTAATTCGGCAGTTGTAGGAACAGCAAATACTGCTGTAACCTCATACGAAGTAATGGCAAACGGTAGTGATGCTCAAACTGAAAGCAATGCAACTTTGGCCGCAATTGGTAAAGGTTGGGATTTATTTAAGAGTGGAAACGAAATTGATATTTCATTCTGCTTACAAGGTAAAGGCGATGATAGCGCAAACCGTGCAAACTATATTATTTCTAATATCGTTGATAGTAGAAAAGATTGTGTTGCATTTGTTTCCCCATCAGCATCAGATGTTGTTAGCGAAGTTAAATCAAATACACAACTTAAAAACGTAATTGCATATCGTAATGCGCTTCAGAATTCATCTTATTGGTTCATGGATAGCGGTTATAAATATCGTTACGACAAATACAACGATACTTATCGTTACACACCTTTGAATGGCGATATGGCAGGTTTGGCAGCAAGAGTTGAACCGTGGGAATCTCCAGCAGGTTATAGAAAAGGTGTTATTAAAAACGTAGTAAAACTAGCGTTTAACCCAAACAAATCGCAAAGAGATCAACTGTATACTTCAGACATTAACCCAGTTATGGCTCAAGTAGGTCAAGGTATCGTATTATTTGGAGATAAAACTGGTTACGGATTGCCAAGCGCGTTTGATCGTCTTAATGTTCGTAGGTTGTTTATTGCTATTGAGAAATCAATTGCAACAGCGGCTACATCGTTCTTGTTTGAACTAAACGACGAATTTACTCAAACACAGTTTAAGAACATTGTTGATCCGTTCCTACGTGATATTCAAGGAAGACGTGGCATTACTGATTTCCGAGTCGTATCTGACTCAACCGTGAATACTCCTGAAATCATAGACCAAAACAAGTTCCGTGCTAACATTTTTGTTAAACCAGCCCGTTCAATTAACGTTATAGAACTTACGTTCGTAGCAACAAGAACTGGAATTGAGTTTGATGAAATCGTTGGTCAGATCGTCTAATAAATAGATTTAATTAAAGGAGAATAGAAAATGGCATTTAACATCAACCAGTTCAAATCAGAACTCGTCGGTGGCGGTGCACGTCCTACGCTATTCCAAGTTCAAATCACTAACCCGATTGACACAGGCGCAGATTTTAAAGTACCATTTATGGTTCGTTCTGCAGGCATTCCTGAGTCAATCGTTGGTCAATATGTTGTACCTTACTTCGGTCGTGAAGTAAAGTATGCAGGTGATAGAACGTTTGCGGACTGGGCGGTCACAGTTATCAACGATGAAGACTTTGCAATTCGCAACGCGATGGAAGCATGGTCAAACTTCATTAATTCCCACGACTCCAATTCAAGAGGATTACCGCAGCAGTATAAGTCTACTGCATCGGTTACTCAATATAGTAAAGATGGATCACCACTTCGTACATATATTTTCGAAGGATTGTTTCCAACTACTATTGATGGTATTGCCTTGGATTGGTCTCAGCAGGATACAATTGAAGAATTCGGCGTCACATTCCAATATGATTTATGGAGAGTTGAAGGAATTACCGGCGTACCGACAACCTAATTTTTATTATGAGGATATGAAGTTTTGAAGATATTCGGTTACGAAATCAAAAGAGAAGAGGAAGAGACTCCAGTAGTCTCTTTCGCTGAACCGTCTAATGAAGACGGCGCAATTACTGTGGGAAACGCCGTTGGCGGGTTTTACGGCACGCTCCTCGATATGGAAGGCACAGCAAAGACTGAGTCTGAATTAGTTACAAAATACCGTGGCATGGCACTGCAGCCTGAAATTGTTTCAGCTGTAGACGAAGTCATTAACGAAGCAATTTCTATAGGAACGGATGATAAAGTTGTAGAGCTTGTGCTCGATGACACTGATCTTCCTGACAAAGTCAAAAAGAAATTAAGTGAAGAATTTGATAATGTTTTATCATTATTAGATTTTTCAAATGCAGCATACGATATTTTTCAAAAGTTTTACGTTGATGGCAGACTTAATTATCATGTCATTATTGATAAAGAAAACTTAAAAGATGGTATAAGGGAACTGCGATATGTAGATCCTCGCAAGTTAAAACTTATACGTGAAGTTGATAAAAGGCAAAAAGATCCACATTCTGGTATTCCAGTTAAAACACTAAAAAGCGAATATTATATGTATTCCGAAAACGGTTTTACTGGTGATAATGCTGGTGGTAATGCAAGTACTGGTACTCAAGGATATAGAATTTCTAAAGACTCTGTTGCCCGTGTTACTTCAGGATTAATGAACGAGAATAATTCTTTAGTTCTTTCATACCTACATCCGGCAATTAAGCCTTTAAATCAATTAAGAATGCTTGAAGATGCAACAGTCATTTACACTCTTACACGAGCTCCTGAAAGACGAATTTTTTATATTGACGTTGGGAACCTTCCTAAATCGAAAGCTGAGCAATATATACGAGACATGATGGTTCGCCATAAAAACAAACTGCAATATAACTCAGCAACTGGTGATATTACTGATAGCCGTAAAATGATGACTATGACTGAAGACTTTTGGTTTCCACGCCGAGGTGGTGAAAGATCTACTGAAGTTGATACATTAGTTGGCGGTTCTTCACAAGCGCTATCGTCTGATGAAAATATGCAATACTTTCAGCGTAAATTGTTTAAAGCGTTAAAGGTTCCACTAACAAGGCTTGAGCCTGAAACAATGGCAACCTTCGGCCGTACATCTGAAATCACTCGTGACGAACTGAAGTTTAGCAAATTTATTCGTCGTGTAAGATCTAGGTTTTCTTCAATCTTTACAACAATTTTAGAAAAGCAAGTTATCCTTAAAGGTATCATGACCCCTGAGGAATATAAAGAAATTAAAAATAGTATTCGTTATGACTTTATGCAAGATAATTATTTTAACGAATTAAAAGAAGCAGAAATACTCCGCGAAAGAATGGCGACATTACGTGATGTTGAAGATCATGTTGGAGTATACTATTCAAGAGAATGGGTTATTCGTAACATCCTACAGTTAAGTGAAGACGACTCTGAGGAAATGAAAACGCAAATGGAAGCTGAAAAAGAAGAATTTGGCGATCCGAATGACCAAGAACAGCAGAATTAAATAAATAAACAAAATGAGATTAAACCAGGAGATCTACAATGAAGTCCTTTAAAAATTATATGGCTGAAGTAGCAGAACCAAAATCCTCAGAGGAAAAGAAGTTCAAGGATATGCATCAGCCTGAGGTTAAACCTCACCCAGTTGCAGAACCAACTCAGCATAAAGCTGAAAAGCCAAAGGCAAAACGCAAAGCTGACCAAGAAGGTGATGCTAATTACGATAAAGCATATACTACAGAAGACGCAGAGCAAATTGATGAGATCTCAAAAGGTTTAGCAGGTCGCTATATTAAAAAGGCGCAAATAGATACAGCCCATGCTGGTGATCAAATTGCTACAGGAAGTATGGGCCAAATGGGTGCATCTCCTGATGTTAAAAAAGGTTATGAAAAGCAACGCCGAAAAGGTATTGCTAAACTCGTTCGCCGTCGTGTAGGAACAAGAGATGCCGTTTCTAAACTAACAGGAACAGCAAGAGTTCCGGCAAGAGAGGAAGTTAGCGAGGTTACTCAATCTGCCATAAAAAAGCCTACGAACATTACAGGACCAGACGGTAAAGTTCGTACTGTGATGAAAAAAACAAAAGATATAGCTACTGATGATCACGGTCAAGAAAAGATCCGTGAAAACAAAAAAGCTGATTTAATGAAAAAATTAGCAAAGGCAGCAGCTACAACGGAAAAAGGTAAAAAAGCAGTAACATTGAAAAAAGCTCCTTGGGAGAAAAAAGAAGATCTTGATGAAGCTGTAAAAGTAGGCAATATGAAATTAAAAGATGGATCTTCAATGAAAGTTACGAAAGAAGATGCAAAGCTTTTAAACCAGATGTTTAAAGGGTTGAACAATCAAAACCGCAAGCAAATGGAAAAAGTTATGATGATGGACAAAAGCGGATTCAACGAAATTGTTGGATTTGCAAGGGAAGCCATGTAATGGCTTTTGTGGCGGTCCTAGGCTCAAATAGTATTTGGGAGTACGATAATGCTGCCACGGCCGCGGGCTCCGACACATATAATGATGCTAACGGGACCGTCACAGCAGGTGTTCGTGCTTATACTCCACCAGGAGGAAATGTACAATATACATACATAAGGTGTAGGAAAGCAGGCGAAACAATTATACGAGGCGAATTGAATAAAAACTTTTATGACAACAGAAATGCTAATGGTATACCTTAGTATAAAGTTATAAATAAACAGAGTTCAAAAGGAATAATAAAATGAAACTGATTACCGAAGTAGTAGAAGAGGTTAGTTTAACCACAGAGCTTGATGAAGCAACGGGTAAAAAATCCCACTTCATTGAAGGTATTTTTATGCAAGGCGACCTTAAAAATCGCAATGGTAGAATTTATCCGTCTGCAGTTCTTGAAAAAGAAATGGTCCGGTATCAGAAAGATTTTATTGATACGAAACGTGCTCTAGGCGAATTAGGACATCCTGAAGGACCTACAATTAATGGAGATAGAGTATCACACCTTATCACCGAAATGAAAAGAGACGGTTCAAACTTCATTGGTAAAGCTAAAATTCTTGGCACGCCAATGGGTGAGATTGTTAAAACATTTATGGACGAAGGCGTACTTTTCGGAGTTTCAACGCGTGGCCTTGGTTCTGTCAAAGCAACTAAAGAAGGCATTATGGAAGTACAAAACGATTTCCATTTGTCGACTGTTGATATTGTAACAGATCCGTCTGGTCCTAATTGTTTTGTAAACGGCGTGATGGAAAACGTCGAATACTATTACGATATTGCTTCTAATTCTTGGCTGCCAGCACAAGCTCAGGCCGAAGTTGCAGAAGTAGTTGAAGAAATCCAAAAAGAAGTAAAGGTAGCTTATAAACGGACTGTTCGTCAAATTGATGAAAATTTGGCAGGTAGAATGTTTGAAAAGTTCCTAACATCGCTGAGAAAATAAAATTAATATAAATATGATTACCAAGAAGAACGAATCCATAATAGAGGAGTAGTACATATGTCAGAACATGACCTAGACGAAAAGTTCACGGTTGACGACGGTGGTTCGACTGTTCCTGCATCTTCAGTAGAAGATCCAGCAGCACCAGCCGGCGGAGCAGCCAAAAAGAAAAAAGCAGATGTTAAGAAATCAGTTGATCCAAAAGCTGATAAACTTGACGCTAAAACACCAGGAATGAACGAAGAAGAAGCATCCGATACTGATGCTGTTGAAATCGTTGAAGAAGAAGTAATTTCTATCGACGAATCAATTGCAAAAATGTTTGAAGGAATGGACCTTTCTGAGGAATTCACAAATAAAGTTACTCTAGTTTTTGAAGCAGCTGTTAATGAATCGGCAACGAAAAAAGCTGAAGCAATGACAGAAGAATATGCAGCTAAAGTTGACGCAGAAATGCAAGAATCAGTCGACTCAACTGTAAACACAATTATTGAGAATCTTGATTCATATCTCGACTACGTCGTAGAAGAGTGGATGAAAGAAAACGAACTTGCCATCGAATCCGGTATCAAGGTTGATATGGCAGAATCGTTAATGGACGGCCTTAAGGTTCTTTTCACTGAGCACAACATTGCAGTAGACGACGAAGTCGTTGATGTGGTTGCGGGACTTGAAGAGAAAGTTGGAGAACTGACTGACGATGCAAATAAACGTATTGATGAAAATCTTGCGCTTGCAAAAGAAATCGCGGCTCTGAAGGCTGACAAAGTTTTTAACGAAATGACTGAAGGACTTACGCTAACACAAGCTGAGCGTCTGAAAGTACTTTCTGAAAAGCTTGACTTCGAAAACGTTGATGAGTATACAGATAATCTAAATACTCTTAAAGAATCATTCTTTGCAGAATCCAAACCGGTGGTTGCAGAGGAAGCTCAAGACGACGAGGAAGAAATCTTGACTGAGGAAACAGTTGTTGCTAAACCAGCTTCTGAAGATCCGTCAATCAATGCTCTTCTCGCAGCTTTTGCGAAGAAATAATTTGAAAACCTTAACTTTATAAATAATCCTAGACGAACAAACAATAAACAAGGAGATAGAAAGATATGACTCAGTCAAACTATCAAGCGCTTGTAGAAAAGTGGGGCCCAGTTCTGGAGCACGACTCTTTTGCAAACATTAAAGATCAGCACCGTAAATCGGTCACTGCAACTGTTCTAGAGAATACTCAAAAAGCTCTAGTATCTGAAGGTGATCTGAGTGCAAACATGACTTCGCTTTTGTCTGAAGCAACTCATGTAAACGACGCAGGCACAGGTGGCTTCGGCGCAGATTCAACTGCTACTGGACCAACTGCAGGTTACGACCCAATCCTAATTTCATTGGTACGTCGTGCAATGCCAAACTTGATCGCATATGACATCGCTGGTGTTCAGCCGATGACAGGCCCAACAGGTTTGATCTTCGCAATGCGTACAACACATACTACGCAAGCTGCGGCTAACGAAGTAGTTTATAACGAAGCTGATACAGACTTCTCAGGTACAGGTACTCATGCACAAGCATTGGGTTCAGCTAACTCAACAGTTACTACAACTGGTACAGGTATGGCTACTGCAGATGCTGAATCAGATGCTAACTTCAACGAAATGGCATTCTCAATTGAGAAGGTTTCCGTAACAGCGAAATCACGCCAGTTGAAAGCGGAATACACAGCTGAGCTTGCTCAGGATCTTAAAGCCGTACACGGTTTGGATGCTGAAACAGAATTGGCTAACATTCTGCAATCAGAAATCTTGGTTGAAATTAACCGTGAATTGGTTCGTACCATTTACACAAACGCGGTACTCGGCGCAGCCGGTACAGCAACTCCAGGCACTTTTGATCTGGACGTTGACGCAAATGGTCGTTGGTCAGTTGAAAAATTCAAAGGCCTGATGTTCCAAATCGAACAAGAAGCAAACGCAATCGCAAAAGGTACACGTCGTGGTAAAGGTAACATGGTTATCTGTTCTTCCGATGTTGCATCCGCATTGCAAATGGCAGGTGTTCTTGATTATACTCCAGCATTGAACAGCAATGCACTTGACGTTGACGACACAGGCAACACATTCGCCGGTGTTCTTAACGGTCGTTACAGAGTATACATCGACCCATATGCCGGAGCTAACTACATGGTTGTAGGCTATAAAGGTTCTTCATCTTTCGATGCTGGTATCTTCTATTGCCCATACGTACCATTGCAGATGGTTCGCGCAGTTGGTGAAAACAGCTTCCAGCCAAAAATCGGATTTAAGACTCGCTACGGCATGGTCTCTAACCCGTTCTCAGCTGGCGCTTCACAAGGCAACGGCGCATTGACTGTAGACTCAAACGTTTACTACCGTCGTGTGACTGTATCCAACTTGTTCTAATAACAAGAAGTAAGGTTAACTTACCACAAACTAATTGGGGAGCTGAAAAGCTCCCCTTTTTTATATCTTTTCAACAGAATTTACATTCCTAGAGCATCCATATACATTTCAGTGATTGCGTTTTCATTATCAATATCATCACGGTTACGTTTACGAATTGAGACAATTTTACGCATTACCTTTGGTTCATATCCACTGCCTTTTGCTTCGGCATAAACTTCCTTGATAGAGTCCATGATATCTCTCTTTTCTTGTTCCAAACGCTCAATCCGCTCAATGAATGCGCGCAGTTCATCTGCTGTTACTGTTGCTGTATCTTGTGCCATTAAATAATCTCCTGCTGTTGTAAATTTCAAATCACCCATATTATTACGATTAACAGCATCATAATCAGGGTAGCCTTTTTCAAAGACTGGGCTTTCCATTAAAGTTTTCCTTCTTCACGCATTTGTTTACGAATTTTAGTTGCTGATATATCATGGATATCTTTACCAAGATCGTGTTCTGTAAAGGTATAACCTACGCCACGGCCATAACTAATATCTACAATGTTAGGTACTTCCAAAATCATATATTCATATCCATTGTGATATCCGTGTTCAGCTAAACCATTTTCGATATTCTCAACAACTTGGATCATACCAAACGGATTATCATCTTGAGCTGCAGTACGCCCCGCGCCTGCATCTCCTTCAAAATTAAATACGTCACGTATCATAATAACGACTTGACCTGTTTCCGCAAGAGCACGTTTAAACAGTTCAGTGTGACCGTCATGCCAAGGTTGCCATCGGCCTAACATTTGTGTAGTTGGTTTTTTATAGTCAAATTGCGGTTTATCATACATTTCCGTGTAACCTTACGTGCCGTTCTACAGCATCAGCTAGAGTTTCATCAGTGTTATCAAACCATTTAGTCACATGATAATCTACTTGAGTTGGTTTTTGAAACATCTTGTTTGTATCTCCAAATCGCCCTTCTTTAATAGTATCCATCCATACTGTATAGTCAGCATCAAAGATTTCACGAGTTTCTTCAAGTGGACAGACAAAATCGCAAATAACAGTTCGTTTCATTTCTTTTTCGTAATCGGCAATTCCTTTCATACGATAAGCTTGACGTAAACGCGCTGCTTCGCTGAATTCCCAATCGTTTGCCATTTCACGGATTTTATCGGCATTAAACCAAGCGCAATTCAAACGCTTTTGTAGTCTTTCTGCTAGCCAAGTTTTACCTGACCCAGGCAACCCAAAGATCAATATTTTCATTCATTGTCTCCTTCTGACATATCGATGTTAGATATAGTAATAAGCAGCGCAGTAAATACAATAATTGAATAAAATGACATAAATCCAACCATAAAGAAATAGCCTGCTTTATAAAGATACGCAAGTGTAATTAAAGCTGAGCCTTGTACCAAAAGCTTTTCTCTCCATGTTGACTCTTCGTCAAACGCTAACTCAATGGTCCAATTAGGACTCAACATTAACGTTGAAATCTTTCCAAACTGATACATATTATAAAAAATTAATACAGCTCCTGGAATTAAAAAGTATTCGTTACCGTGCGTATAAAAATATCCAGCGCCACCTATGATGTGAGTTAATATAATTCCATAAAGATAAAGCATTTAATATATACCACCTGGGATAAAGTTCATATCAAGCCAAATTGCTACTAGACCTAGAAATAGCCCATAAAGGACTATTTCAGCAGGTTTTAGATTTTTCATATGGTTATGAAATTTACGAAGCATTAGCCATCTCCAATGCAAGATCTAACGCATCAACTTTGCGCTTTGCGTTTGTTCCGAACCAAGCAGATGCCATACGTGTATCTGCAGAACGACCTAGTTCATGGTCAGCCATATAGGTAACTGCATTATACGCGTTCCACCAAGTGCCAGGACGGAAGTTATCTCCTGGTTGGTTTTCAACAACTTCAACAGCACGTTCAGCTGTTCGCGACAAATCACGGTCTTCGCGAGTCGACTCTCCAAAGATCTTTGCCATAAACCGGTTAAGTACTTCTTTGTCATAGTTTTTAGAACCAAGAAACTCGGCGGCTTCTTTAAACTTTTCAACTTTGTTGTGAGATAAACCAAGAATTTCTTTAACACTTTCAGGATCAAACACTGAACGGTGATTTACACGCACAGATGGTTGGTTCTTTTCGTTAAGAGCTACAGCCAATGTGTTATTGCATACAACACGTTCCATTACGAACTTGATGTCAATGCTTTTTCCGTAAACATGTGGATTAGAAAACAAAAGGTAGCCTTTAACGGCATCACCACCGAAAAGCTCAAAGCCATCACGGACATCGGCAAGAGCCCAAACCAAACGGCCATCTTTCAACGAACCGGCTGTATCCATAGCCATATCACCGTTTGAAACAAAGTCGTTAAAAAACTCAAATGCTTCAGAGTTTTGTACTGGGTTCCAACCAGTTCCAACTTGTGTAAGGATTTTTCCATCTGATGAACGGACCAACGCTTGTTGACCAGTTTCTTTTTGCTCACCGTTATAATTGATGAATGTGTTGACTTTTTCAACTGACCAGTCAAGGCCTGCTGCTTCCATCATTTGCTGCGGCGACATATCATCGCCAACAGGAACACCTAAACCATGCCAAGGTAGACCTTGACTTTCACGGTACGCCATTTGAGCTTGACCGTTAATCATTTCTAATTCATGTGCCATAGTATATTTTCCTTTTCATTTTGTATATAACTAGTATATACTGATTCCATTATAATGTCAACTGTTAATTAAGCTAATTCATAACCAAGGTAAGACTTAACAAACTCGTTATCACAGTCTTTAGCAAAAGCCAAAACCAATGCCTCACGAGGTGATGTATCCATAAATTGAACATGGTTTGCAAGCGTTTCGGAATCTGATTGACGGAACAAGCTGATAGCTTTGTGAAAATCGTCAGCATCTTCGTTATACATATCAGAAAGATCGCCACTATCTTTAGCGTACTCACGATACACGGCAACCAATTTAGCTACGTTTGTAAGAGGTGTTTCCGTCCAAAATTTTTGAGCTTGAGTTGTCATTGTCTGATTCCTTTTCATTTGTTATATTAATAATATAACTGATTCTATATAGAATGTCAACAATAAAATGAAAACAAATTAAATTATTTTAGTGGATTGTTTCGTTATGCATTGGTAAAGCGTCAATCATATCATGAGTGTATTGAGTGAATCCAGATTTAATCAGATCCACTACATCAACATATTGACCGTCAGAATGTATTTCTGCAACTTTGCATAAAGGATAATCCTCAATTAAAAAGGCTTGCATATATTTAAATGCTTCTCTTTTTGTATCAAAAGAATATGCCCTGCTGATACCGAACATATCATTTTTTGAAAATATTCTCATGATACTCAGTATACCATTTCCGCCAGGAACGGGCATACGATGAGTACCAAGGAATACTCCCATTTCTTCGTCAATGATTACATATCTCAAGCTGGATATCCTTGAAAACCTTGCCACCAATAAGGAGCTTCACGGCCTTTATTCCATACGGCAAAGTCTTTAGTCATATGATAGTATTTACGATATGCCGCAACTGGATCGCCTGCAACTTTACACAATGGAAAGTTATTCATTGCTTGAGGAAATTCTGTCAAACCTACATCTGGTATATTTTCGGGTGGCTGAGCAAGTACTTCAGTCAACTTATTTGCAGTCATATGAAGCTTTTTGTATCTTACTAGAAACTCATCTACAAGCCCGAGAAAGTGCTCATAATGCCATAGATAATTGGCCTTTGATTTCATAGACCAAATTGTGCATGGATGATGGTGGTGAACTGCTTTATATAAGGTATTTTCTAGGTTACTGTTAGGATGAACATAGTACTTGACCATAACCTTACCTGACTTTGAAGGACGTTTTTCCATGTAACCGTCAAGCATACGATGAGCCGTGGACAGCATTTGTCCAGACTCAATAATCATCTTACTGCAGTGTTTGTCGCAGACCATCTGAGCCGCTTCTCGCGGCTCTTCAGATAACACAAATATATTCATATAGCAAATCCTTTGTTTTGCAAGATACGAAGCGGAGCACCGTCAATACCTTCGTCTTTACGAGCTTCAACATATTCTTCAACTGTGAAGTTATTAATAAGGAACTTTTTGAAAGCACCCATTTTAACAGGTCCACCGCTATACTTAAAGCGAGCGATAAACAATTCTTTTGGCATACCTACGCGCGAAGGATGACAGTTAGGAGCAACTTGATCCCATGTTGGCTGACCTTCGTAAGTACCTGTGTACTCAAGATATCCGCCGTGGTAGGTAAACTTTTTTCTATCAAACTTAGTCATAGTGATTCTCCTTATTTATAGAATCAATATAATCTATTTCATAATGAATGTCAATGGTGTTCTTTCATTTCTTTGTACTTTTTTCGTACTGCAATGAAATGCTCTAAATAATCATAAGTGTTGACTTTAAAGATTTGTGGTTCTGAACCGTCTACAGTTATCAAGATTACACCTTGCTTAATCGGTATGGACGTTCGTTCATAAAATGCTGCTGCGTAAAAAGATGCCTGAATAAAATAATTGGTAATCCATTCTTCTTTTTTTGGTTTCCTTGATGTTTTAAAATCAACAATAGAAAGCTGACCGTCAAACTCAGCAATACAGTCAACCTGTCCTGCGCATTTTAGTCTATCAGAATATAAGAACTCTTCCTGAAACCAAACATTATTTAATCGTTGGTCAAGTATAGATTTCAAATCATTAAAGGACTGGAGATTTGAAGGCATTGCACCTTTATTCCAATCCTCTTTATTGTCTAAATAATCTTCTGCAAGTTTGTGGACCGCAGTACCACGAGTTGCAGCTTGTTGTGATATTCTGTTGGCTTCTGCTTCGCCGACTCTTTGTCGCCATGCAAGAATGCCTTCTTTATTCAATACACCGAGAACCGTTGTGATTGACGGATATGCATTACCTTCCGGTGTAAAGTATTTTCTACCACTTTTAGTGGTTTCGCGTGTTAATTTGGGAAGCACCACGCCGTGCTCAACATGATTAAACATAATATAAATTAGCCGCCTATAATTACTTTAGACGCTCCTGATGTTATTTTTGCGCCGCACAGATAGGTATCACCTTTCCGCCCAGCTTTCTTTCCTTCAATTTTTACTTTAGTTGAACCTGAGTTAAAAATCGGAGTATGAGTAGAACAGGTGCCGCCTATTGGATGAGCAGTAACTTTGTTGTTTCCGCGGACAACACCTGTTCCCATTGCAAAAACTTTTTCGCTGCACTCGTTGGTTGAAGTGACAATAGGATCTACGTCACAGAATGAACTATCATCTGTATCTGCGTCTCCTGTTGCAGGATGTACTGTATCCACAGTATCTACTGAATCTCCGCGTGCAGCTTCTGGCATTTTATGCAGCCTCTAAAAGTTTTTCTTTTGCGATTATATATTCTTTAACTAATCCTGACCGAACAATATCTTCCACTCCAAATCTTACTACGTCAAAAGATGGAATGGCGCTTAAAACTTTTATAAAGTCATGTAAGCCTGTAATATCTGCTCTGTTTCGAGATTGCTGAAGATCGTCTTGCTTTGTATCACCACAGAAAATAATCTTTGATGATTCGCCGACTCGAGTAATAATGCTATCAAGTTCGTGGTAAGTCATTGACTGGCATTCATCTACGATAATGATTGCGTTGTCAAACGTGAGTCCTCTTACAAATGATGATGTTTTGAACTCTATCATACCTTTTGTTTTTAAAATTTGATAAGCATCCTTTCTTCCAAATAGATCGTTTGTGATATCAGTGTACGGTGCTTCGAACACTGCCTCTTTCTGTGCCTGAGAACCTGGCATAAAACCTTGCTCTCTTGTCTGAACTGCAGATCTAATTATGACGACCTTTTCATATTCTCCTTTCTGTAGTACATCATTGAGTGCCAAATATGTAGCACACATTGTTTTTCCTGTACCTGCCGTTCCGATGGCTGCTAGATTAAATCCTTGTTGATAAGAGTCAAATAAATCAGATTGAGATGGTGTTAATGGTTTTATTTGTCGCATTGAAAACTTAGTGTTTAAAACACGCATCATATGTTCCTGATCTCTTTCTGCTCTTCTTTTTTCTTTCCGGGATAGTCTGCGCTGTTTAGCCATGAAACCTCCTAGTGGTTTATTACCACGTGTTTATTTTATTTTGAGCTCCACCTTTTTTAATTGAACTTGGATGGTGCTTTTTTACGTTGCTTAAAACATCACGAAACCCAGCGTCAGGCTTTTTAAGACCAAGACGTACTGAGTCACCAATAGCTGGTGGCCTTCCAATTCTTTGAGTTATATTAGGGTTTTCTTTGAGGTAGAGATCTCGCTCTGAGATCTTCATAATTTTATCAAATACAGTACCAGTGTTTGTATCTTCAAACGTATAGGTTGGCATCAAGTCTCCTCTTTTTCAAATAATTCATAGTGTACCAATTTACCAATTGTAAAACTATTTATAATGCAAAACAGTCATCCGGCGATTAATTCATAAATTTCTTTCCAATTATTTACACGAGTGGTTAAAGAATTAATATCAGAATTTTCATTATGATGGTGATTAATTAGGATTGCTTCCAAACCAAGTTCAGTGCCAAGGTCTGCATTTTTGGGTTTGTCTTCAACCCAATAACAACCAGTTCCAGCGTATGGTGCAAGAGCATCATCTTTGTCAGCACCAGTGTCAAGATAAGTAAAGTTTTCAAATACACTAGGACCAAACATTTCAATCAAGTTTTTAGTCCGAAGATGTTGAGAATAATAGCAAGTACTCAGTGAACTGATTACTCGGAAAACATATCCGTGTTCCTCGTGGAGTTTCCGGACATACTTAATTGCGTCACGCAAAGGTGGAAGTTTACGGATCCAAGCAGACTCGTTAAACATACGAACAATCCGTTCTTTATCTTCAACTCGTAAGCCATAGCGAAGAGTCATATCATATTGATCTTCCATGCCTTCTTGGATTTGATAATCATGGCGTTCCATCCAACCTGTGAATGCGTATTCCCAATCAAGGAGTACTCCGTCAACGTCAACTAGGATGACTTTATCGGCAATGGTTTCATTAGAACGGTTATACATATTAGGCTACTTTCTTTAATAGTGATGGTGTAACTTTCCAAGTTACGGTAGGAGTTTTAACGACGATAGTCTTCTGATTGATTTTTGAAATCAGACCTTCAATACGACCACGGCGATTTGCGTCAAACCAAACTTTATCTCCGACGTTAAATGCGTTTCCGATTTCACGTTGCATTTGACGTTGACGATTTTTGACTTCCGTGATAATTGCGTCAAGTGTATCCTTGTCAGCGTTACGGATTGTTTTCAGTGTTGTTTGGTTTAACTTTTTCATTTTCATTTTCCTTGTTTTGATATATACAATCTATCTGATTCGCGAGCAAATGTCAATAGTTATTATGCAATTACCTCATTTAAATTCATTTCAACTTCTTCCATTAACCAAGTGCCGCTTGGACCGTTAGTTGGAGCGAAAAACCATGCATCGCCGTCAAAGAGGTAAAGATAATCAGCGCAGGCAAACTCACGACCTTCAGCTAAGTAATCTTCAACAGAATTATATGTAACAGGGGATTGATTTGTATGGACCGACTCATCTAAAGATGTTTGTAGGTCTTCTTTTAAACCTGAGATATATCCAGCATTAGCAACAGCTTTTGCTTTCTCAGGTGTGTTATAGGCTTCAAAAAGAAGACGGCCGTTATAAGCAAGATATCCGTCATAGTGACAATATGTTGCAGTAACTGTGCCGTCTTCGTTGTAGTTTGCGATCATTGATGAAGTACCCATAAGATTGATTCCTTTTGTTTTACCTTATAGAATCAATATAACCTATTTGTACTCAAATGTCAATAGTTAATATGAAAAAGAATTATCTTTTTTGCTCTTCAGTATCAAGATGGGAATTTCTTTCTTGCCGTTTTAGTTTCTTTTTATCACGCCGGTTTTTCATACGCTTTTCCTTACTGCGTACGCTCCGTTCTTCGTTGTGACCCCATTCGTCGTGTTCCCAATCTTCACGGAACTCTTTAAAACTTTTAGCCATTGGTCTTTCCTATGATACTTTCTCTTTAATTTCTATTAAGTCAGGAAACGCTGTCATGACTGTCTTTAAAGACAATCCTTTTGGTGATTTTCTAGTAATCATTTTACACAACATTTCAGCGTCATCATTATCAACATCTTCTAATAAACTAATGAATAAACTTTCACGCTTAATTTGGTTTAAATTATCATAACCTCCGCCTTTGATAAAAATCTTAAGGCGACGAGCTTCGTGATATAACAAACTTTTAGCTTCATCCTCATATTCATTCTTTTTCCAAGGCGGAGCTGTATCGGGAATTAAAAACTCGACAGTTTCATCATACCAAAGTTTAAGAATGGTTTTTAGTGGCTGACTTTCGTTTTCTTGAAGCCATGCCACTTTATCCTTCTTAACTGGTATTTCTATTGCTTTATTTATGATTTCTGAAATTGATCTTCTAACTGCCATTTAAAAATCCTGTATATCTGAAATTAGGTTTTTGAGTTTTCGGTTAACAAAGAAGTTAAACAGTTGAGACCGTCCAACATCTTTGTCTATGTTATACTCTTCAAGAATTGCCGTTTGATAATTTGTAGGAATCTGAGACAAGTCAATCATTGTCTTGTTGCGATGATAACGGCGTAATGTTTCTTCATCCATTCCATCTGTGCCAGCGCGGAATTGCTCTATGCGCTTTTTAGTCATTGGCTTTTGACGTTGACCAACTGCCAAGCAATTGTCTGGTGAAAGAATATTCGGAACACCATCACCAGTGTCGCCTTTTAAGACATGCTCAATTAAATATTGCTCAGGATTATCATTGCGGATCCAACGTTTACGAACTGGGTCAAACTGATCTACATTAGCGTAAGTATGTAACTGTATGTAGTCCTTGTCTCCAGATAGAACAAGAAATTGTTCAGCTCCGCCATTTAGGACGGTGCCATTCTCGTGGATGATGGTACCAATGATATCATCAGCTTCAAGATGATCCATATGAATAACTTTGTAAGGAAAGAACTCCTTTAGCTCATCGCGGATAGTATTCATAATACCAAACAAATGAGTCCAATCGAGTTCAGACTCATCACGAGACTTTTTACGATTAGCTTTGTAATATGGATATAGTTCACGGCGCCATGTATTTTTGCCATCAGCGCATATTACGATTTCTCCGTAATCTTCGGTGAACTTTTTACGATTAGCTCGTATTGAATTTAGGAACATATGACGAATAAGATTTTCGTCAATGTCCACGTTGTGGTGGTTACCAATGCTTGCGAATAGCGAAGCAAGAATAACTTGATTGTAGTCAACTAGTATAGCCATTTTGTTTTCTCTGTTTCAATTTTATTTAATAATTACTATACTAATCTAAATCTTCTTCAATGTCAACCATTTTTTTAGCTTCTGCCTCAAAATTTTCTATTTCTTCAATATCAACAAATTCTGAAGCAAACTCTTGCAATGGATGATGAACACCATGAGCCTGTAAATGTAAGGACCTAATTGCTTCAAGTACTAACACCATAGATGGAAAATGCGTTTTGATTTCTTTATCAAAATCGCATCCCATACGTGACATTTCGCCAAGAAGATTTCTCCATAAGTATTCAGAAGCTTCTTCGGCTATTTCTTCTTTGTAATCAATAAGAACTTGCTGTAGTTCTTCACGTGTCTTTGCTGACGCGTTAACTTTGTCCTTTACAGGAAATTCTATGACATTAGACATTATCCGTTTCCAGCGCTATTTAAATCTTGCAATAATCTGTTCCAACTATTTGTAAAACTATTTATACTGTTCCGTGCTAAATTGAAGCGATCTGATGTTGTAAACTTTGGAATGAAGTTTGGATCAGATTTTTGAATATCCAATACTTGCTTTACAACTGAAAATGCACGATTAGCATGTACGTTAGGATCCTCATGCCAATCATATGTAATTGTTGCGTTGGCTGCGGTTTCAGATAGTCCACCGTAATTTGGATGAATACAAAGTACGCCACTTTTAATTGCTTCAATCAACGCGATACAAGATGTTTCTTTCCAAATATTTGGATATAAGAATATGTGAGCTTTATCCAACGCGGCTAATACTCTTTCATTAGGAACTGAGCCATGATATGTCATATTAGGATGAGCATGGATTTTCGTAAACAAATCAACGTAAGGATCGTCTCTTTCAACCCAGCCATAAATTGCAAAAGAAGAATAAACATCAAGATGAATATTTTTATAATCTTTAGACAACGCATCTACGATTGGATACAAAAGTTCAAGACCGCGATGTGGAGTAGTGTGATAAATCAAACGGATTTCATTTGCATCTTTATCGAGATTTGGGTTATAAGGTTTTTCAACCGCGTTAGGAATTACTGAACACATTGAGTACGGAATGTTATAGTATGCAATATACATATCTCGTTGCCATGCTGTTACAAAAACAAAATGGTCAAAGTTTTCCCAACCTCCGTTTTGGAGAACTTTATTTTCAGGATCTTCAGCTAAGTCATGGCAATACATAATGTTTTTTACATCAGTGTACATTTCACGTGGACGAGAAAAATGAATAGCAAAATTTTGCAATACATCGTTTGATACATTATCAATAACGCGCTTACGCATCATTTCAGTTCCGCCTATTGAATTTTTAGACTGCTCTGTTTCAATAACGTTACCTTTGTAAATACAGCTCATAAATTAAACTCCGTGCTAAAATCTTTAATTGTATCCCAACGGAATGAACGCCAGCCTTTAGCTTCAACATCCCACACTGCGAGAACATCAGGATTTGGTTTCTTTTTTTGGATTAATTCTTCAACATCAACTTGTTCTGGTAACATTGATTCTTGAAGTGTGCAATGCATGATGCGTTCATCACCATTCTTTTTTGTAAAAACAACTTTACATATGCCTTGATGCAGGCTATCTTTCATTTCACTATTTGTCATAATTTATCTCACTTTATATATGTTATTTAAATACTAACTTCACTGCTTCGTAATCTCTTAATATTTCAAAAACGGCTGTAGCTAAATCAATATTAGGATCTTTTCTTATCTTTGATATAATCCTATCTATAAAGAATAACTCTTTTCCATTGTCAGCCATAATTTCAAGACCTTGGAAAAATGTTTCAATATCATACGGATTTTCATTAAACACACTCTTTAAAAAATGTTGAGTCTCCGGTTTCTTTTTTGATTTGTCCACGATTGCCTTCCTTTTGGTATATCGCCTCTAATACATTATGAAGGTCTTCAAGATTTCCATTGTTATGGATTCTGTAAGTGTCAACTTCAAACTTATGAGGCAATACATATTTTTTATTGATTGCGGTCTGTTTTTCGTTAGTGAACTCTTGAATAACGTTACCATCAAAATAACGCCTAGAGTCCGTAGAATAATCGCAGCCTTCACGTGTAAGCTGCACTAATACGAAATTATTGGATCCAACTCTATTTATAACAGGAATAAGTTCATCAACGAATCCGCCATCAGAAATTGCATAATTTCGTTTTAGATCAATTTCGTTAGCAACTTGCAGACCAAAATAATCTAGGCCGCGTTTAGGTTTAATTACTTTTTCTGAAACATAAATCATTGCCTCACGACAAGACATATGACCAAGATCCATATGAGGAACTTCTTTTACAGAACGATCATCATAACGTTCCATGAACCACTCATATTTAACTCCAAAGTATTTTGCAGTTTCTTTATACAGTTGGTATTTAAAAGAAAGGTGTTTCCAACCTTTTTGTTTTTTGAAATAATCAGCAGCTGCGTCTTTTCCTGAAAGAGGAGGACCATTAAATAAAATGATCATGCAAATTGGTCCTCCACAATATTTAAGATTTCTTCGGAAAAGGCGTTTTTCCATTCTTGAGGAGTCATGCCTGACAAAATAAATTCGCGATCTTCAATTGACAAATAAGGAAGCAAGTCATCCATACTTCCGTACCCAGCTTCGTATTGAGCAAAGTCTTTAGGATCCATAGGGATATCCTTTGTGCGGACAATTCCTGAAAAGGCACTTGTTTTTTTGATAATCATGACATTCTCCATTAACTGATTCTAGATTAATATAATCTATTCTAATATAAATGTCAACCATTACTATCATCCATGAGCCATTTTAATCCCTTAACGTGGCTTCTATGGATTTTAGCTTGGCATATGCCGTTATAATATGAGTCGTCCAATAACGCGTGACGAGTAATCTGTTCATAAAGTTCAAGATAGCCCATTTCACCTTTCTTATCACAAAGGTGTATTATTTCTCGGTAAAAGTTATCTGGGCCTTTTTCTTCAACCACAAGTTTGACTTCTTCAGAAGAACCATAATATTTTTGCCAATCTGACTCAACAACTTTTGTGCGGCGTCGAGTTTTACCTTTTAAAGGTTTAAGTCTTCTTTTTGATTTGAAAAGCTTTTTACCGATATATTTTTTATCGTTAGAATTATCTGTGATTATATACACAAACCCAATATATTCACCAATGTCTTCACTTGTGAATTCTTTTCCATTATAATGCCACATAATAACCCCATAGTAATAGGATTATTTATACCATCATTTGGCGATCTTGGTTTTGATATTACCACACATTTTACATTGCATAGTATATTTACGTGATAGCTTTTTACTCGGAAGTTTAACGATGTCAGTTTGAATGATATGCCACCGATGAACGTGACCGTAAACAAGAAGCTGAATAATATTCCACATTAGGATCTCCGCATTTGCGCTGCATCAACCATTGCCTTTTTATTGTCCTTACGAACTGGCATAAGGTTGGATTTATGAGTGGTTACAATACCCGCAATTTCATTGCCAGTGTATTTCATTTGCTCTTTCATAGAGCCATTACCAGCAACACGATCTGATGTTACTCGAGGTCCTGTATTATAATTGGGTAGCTCATAACGGTAATCTTGTTTCTTACCAGTATACCCTACGCGTGCTAGAAACGCCTCGTGTTCAGCCTCCGCAGCTTGTAACCGTTTGCTTTTATTTTTAATTTTACGTTTTTTAGTATTAAGGGAACTCATCCCTCGCACAAGATGCATAGTCATTTTTCTGTTTCCTGATCTATCCTGCCCCCACAAAAGGGACAGGTAAGTGTTTTGTGTTCACCTTCAGCCAGCCTGATCTTTTGGATAACACTGACCTGTTCTTTGTAACTAAACATTGTGCTTGATCCTGAAGATCTCTCCACAGTCTTCACAGTGATGTTCAAAAAGAAACACGCCACCACCCACTGGTTTCTCGTATACAGTGTAAACCGCCCGAATGGTTGTGTCGCCTTTCATTACCATTCGGCAGCATGTTTCGCATGCCATTAGTCCGTCTGCCTCATAATAATCC